GCACGGATGCCGGGTCGCTCCCGGTTCGTCGGGTGGCGGTAACGCGGTGGCCTGGGGTTTCTTGGGCTGCGCCAGTGAGGTCACTAAGCCGGGATCAGCACCGGCCAGCAGAGCAAATTCAATACACAAATGAAAATTTGAAGCATCACTATCACTCTAAGTAGGCATGCTAGGCGAGCTCATCCTTTGCGCGATTGATAGAACGGACGGGTATTGCACCGCCATGTGCCAGCTTGGCAGTGAGCATGAGGCGCAATTCAGGCGCGAACACCAAGACCATGCGTTTCAAATCTTGACAGGCGAGGAAGCCGTAGAGCTTATTCACGCATCTTGCGAAATTAGAAGGTTTCAATAGGACTGCGAAGGCGGGAAAGGTATCCCGTGACGTGTGCCAAAACATCGAAAGTTTTTGAGGCGCCCAAATGGCTATTCACGTCGGTTATTCGATGGCCCTCTAGGTTCAACTCCTAGCGCAGTTCACCACCCCCCAGAAACGACAAAGCACCCCCAGCCGAAGCCGGGGGTACACTTTGGGGATGTTGACGCGGATTGCCCTGATCGCCGTCCTGCTTGCGGGTTGCTCGGGAGAACCGTCCAAGCCCGTGCGGCCGTACAAGACCCTGGCAGAGCGCAAAGCACTGGCACAGGAAGGCCTGGCCAAGACGCCGACGCCTCGCACCTACCGGATTGACGGCAACGAACTCAAGGTGATCGACGTTCCCGTGCTGGACTCCACTGGCCTGCTGGACGTGCAACGATGCTTCGTCTGGCGCGATCAGGAATTCCGGTCATCCACCCTGAGCTGTGGGCAGATGCCGGAAATCTTCATCCACAAAGACTAGCGTTTTTCGCCGTCCACCGTCTGGCCATCGCGCAGGCGGTCCTTCTTGGTGTCGGCCAGTTCCTTTGCCCGCTCATACGTCCGATCAGACACGGCGCCCATGTTGTTCAGCCGGCGCAAGCTGCTCATTTCGGCGTCGATCTCCCGCACCGTCTTGTTGCTCACCGACTGAGCGATGGCTTCGGCTTTGTCCAGGTCGTAGGGTCGGACCTTGATGCCGAAGGTCTGCATGGCGGCGTACTTGGGCTGGACTGGCAAACCATCCCGGCCGATGCCCGTGGCAATGGCCTTGTCTGTTGCCCACTCCGGTGCCCATTGGATTTCCTCGCCGGTGGCTTGGGCCAGAGCGTTCATCCAGCGTTCCCAATGGTAGTTGCCATACGCAATGGCTGGCGTCATCTGCTTCCAGATCCAGTCCAGGCGCTTGCGTGCGGCTTCGGCATCACTGTCTGTTTTGGGGTTGATGATGTCCTTGCCGTAGAAAGCATCCTTGTTCAGGTGCATGGCGCCGTACATGGACAGCAGCGGGTGGTTTGGCGTCAGCGGCTGGAACCATGGAATGCCTCCACCATTGGGGTGCATGTCGAACATATCGCCACCGGGGATCATGCGGCTGATGTCAATGAACATCGGCAGTTTTGTCAGTTCGTCGGTCCCCAGGCGGACGGTTCTTTCTGTGCGCAGCGAGGTTTGGCCGCGCAGCCACTCCGGCAGCAGTTCGCGTTCCAGCTTCTCCTTTTCCCGGACCTTTTCGCGGTATTCCTTGTCGGTCAGGTACTTCTTCAGGCGCAGCTCCCAGCTATCGTCATCGTCGCCGGCCGCGATGGCATAGGCTGCAGCGTTGGCCGCCATGATCACCGCCATGGGCGCGGCAAACCTCTCGGGGTGCGTCAGGGCGGTCTCCAGCAGCGCCGGGATTGCTTTGTAGGTGTAGGCAAAGAACGGGATGCCATAGTCCCGGATCTGGCGCGCACGTTTCGGAAGATCGTCGTAGGTGAAGATGAATTTTTGCGCGTAGTCCACGGCATCGGCGGTCTCCAGACCTTTGGCGCGGCCTTCCTTGTAGATCAGGTAGCGAAAGAACGTATCTTCAGCCTGGTAGGCCCAGCCCATGGGCTTGCGCAGGTAGAAGGTCATGAGGTTGAACACCGTGCGCCCTGCCTTGGTGGCTGTGCTTTCCTGCGTCTGGGCCAGCGCCTTCAGTTCTTCCGGCAGCGACTGGAACAGTTCGGCCTCGTTCATCGTACCCAAGAACAGCCCGGCCTCTTTGGCCTCCAGCACGTCATCGCTCTTGGTCGCAAAGTCCTTGATGGCGCTCAGGTACTTGTCCACCCGGCCATAGCTCACACCGGCAAAGTGTGCCATGGTGATGTTGCTGATCACGTTGTTGGCGTGGGCCACGGGATTGAGAACAGTTTTGGCTTCTTTCCACAGCCCCATAGCCTTGCGGTACATCATCAAGGCTTCGCTCTGCGCTTCCTCGATCATGCTCAACTGGCTCAGTGTTTCGGGCGACACAAAGCGGCCGGCCAGCTTGCCATACGTCCGCACCTCAGTGCCCGGCGCGTTGCCGGTGGGCACTTGCACGCTCAGGTCTTCCGTTGCGTACTTGGACGACATATCCGGGTCGCTGGCCAGGGCCTCGAACATCCGGCCAAGGGCAATGTCTTTCTGCGTCTGCATGTAGCCCATGACGAACCGGAAACCGGCATCGCGGATCTCGCCCATGCGGTCCCGCTCTTGCCGGGTGAAGTCGCGCCACACCTGGACCATGCCGGTGTCCGTCAGGCCCGGCTGATAGTCGGGGTCGCGCACTTCCCAGCCCATGGTTTCGTAGTCGGCCAACTGCGTGACGGGGATCACCTCGTACATGCCCCGGCCGCGCAAGTGCTTGCCGCGAATGCCCTTCAAGGGTTTGCCGTTGCCCCTGAGTTTGCGCATGGCATCGGCCCACAAGTCGTCAGCCTGCTTGGTCAGCTTGGACTCGTAGAACCGGGGCAGGTATTCACCGCGCCAGCGTTCGGCGCTTTCGCGGGACAGCATGCCCAACTGCAGCAACTCGTCGGTCTGCTTGCCCATGACCGTGTTGATCGTGGCTGCCAAGCGGATGGCGTGCTCCGGGGGAACAACGCCGGCCCGAAGCTCTTTCTCGATCAGGTCCGAAACCATTTCCCGCTCTTCTTGGCTCAGGGCCATGGACTCCTTGGCCACGGCGGCGGCGGTTTCCTGGGCCTTGGCCACGTCAATCTTCATGGCCCGCATGATCTTGCGCAGCTCGGGGCTGGCGGCCTTCAGGGACCACTTGGACAAAAATGGCCCGGTAGCGTCACCGATCAGGTTGTAGAGCATCCGCCCGGGTGTGAACTCTGGGGAACCAGCGTCGTCCAGGGACTGATAGCCCACGGCGCGCGCAAGCATGTTCGGGCGTGGCGGCTGTTCTGGTGCTTCTTCAACAGCCCCGCGCGAGAACATGATGTTCGGGTCGTTCGGGTCGTAACTTCCGCGATTGCCGGTGGCGGATTTGATTTGGGTGTCGGTTTGGGGGGTGCGGCTCAGGGATGCGCCGTCATTGGTCGGCGCTTCCAATTGCTGGGTGTCTTGGCGCACAGGTCCATTCATGACTGCCGCCCAGGCCCCGCGCATGTCGCTCAAGGCAATCGGTGTTGTGGCGTTGTCGGTCAGGTAGTTGGTCATGCCGCGCAGCATGGCGCGCGCGCCTTCAAACTTCTGACGCCCAAGAAACACATCGTCCACCATTGGGGACAGTGGGCGCCTGCCGCGTGTGCTGCTGTCCATGCGCAAGCCTCGCTCACGCTGGAATGTCTCAATGGTCCCGCGCCCAATGGAGTCAACCTTGGCGATCAGGAACCGGCCGTCGTCGCGGTTGATGCGGATGTTCGCCGTTGGCTTTTCGGCGGTCAGGTCCATGTCCACATACTCAATTTCCCAGCCGGCTTCCTGCATTACTTTGTTCAGGCGATTGATGGCCGAACCGCCACTGGCCTCCAAGGCATCCCCAGCTTTGGCCAGATCGGTGCGGCTCAATGCCTGATCCCCTCGCCCGGCCGCCACCACCACATCCCCTTGCCCCATCGTCCGCTTGCCGGCCTCCAGGTTCTTCTGGGCCAGCACCAGCATGCCCTGCACTTCGGCCAGCGTCAAATTCACGTCCAGGCCCAACTCGCGCAGGAACTGCATGATTCGGGCGTACACGCTCTTGACGAACCCGAAGCCGGGGCGGAACTCCCCATCCGGGCCCACGGCCTGCTCTGCCACCTTCGCGGCGATTTCATCAGCTTCCTGCTGCTCGGTCAGGTACAGCTTGCCGTCACCGTCCACGTAGCGCTCGCGGATGTTGTCGCGGATCGCAGTCAGGGATTTGTTCCCGGCCTTGATTGCCACTTGAATGTTGGCCATGTACCGGCGCCATTCGGCATCGGTCAGGATGTTCTTCAGGCCAAAGTGTGCAATGGCCTCATGGGCAAGAGTTTTGGAAAGGTCGGCACGGTCTTTGTGCGGGCCGGCGACAACCCAGACTTGGCCTTTCCAATAGACACCGCGGGCATCACCTGGGGCGTCCATGGGCAAGTCTGCTGGGGTGGCCACCACAGTGATCGGCGGGCCGTTCTTCCACTTCTTGGTCAGGCTCGTGACGTGGGCTTGGGCTTCGGACGTGGGCATGCGTGCGGCTTGGAAGCCTGGGCGGAGGAACATCGGCAGGCCGTTGGCGGCCTTGTTGCGCATTTCAGGGGTGATGGTGAAGCCGGTTTGTGCGGTTGATTTCTCGCTGTACGCTTTTGAAATTCTTGCAAATGCTCGTTCTGCCTGCGCGCGACTTTCGGCGGCGCCTTGGGTTGACGCAAACACACCCCAATACGAACCATCGTCAAGCTCAATCGTCAGCATCCCATTTTGGGGGTGCTCGACAATTTTGACTGGTCGGCCTGTTGGCGTCTCCTGCTCGCCTTCAATGCGCCTTTCTTTGACGCCAATGTCAACGCTCTCCAGCGATCCCCCTCCAACCTTCTTCAGCACGTCCTTCAAGGTGTTGGGGAGTATCTTGTCGTAGAAGGCGCGCATGCCTTCGCCGCCGACTTTTAGGTCCAGGCCCTTCAGCGTGCCAGTGGCATCGGCCCAGTCCATCGGCAGGGTTTCGCCCTTCTCCTTGGTGATACGGTCGGCCAACTCCTTGCCGATCATGCCGGCCACATCGCCGGTGGACAGCCGATCCTTGTTGATTGCCTGGCCGCCTCCCTTCGGGAACGCTGCGATGTCGTAGGTGCCATCTTTGCGGCGAATCCAGTCGATTGCCTCCACCTGCTTGCTCAGGTCATACCGTTCGGCGCTCTGTTCCCCGTTCACAAAAGCCACCTTGTCATACCCCTCCTGGGCGGCCATGGTGATGACACGCTTTAGGGCAAGGGATAGCCATTTGTCGGTGCTGGTGACGAAGGGGGCGAGGGGGACTCCTTCGCTTGATCCCACGTTGAAGCGCGTTCCGGCATCATCCTCGACCCGCGTTAGGCCGTTCTCCGTGGCTTGAAGCGCGGTCACAGTGCGCTGCTCACCATTGCGCATGACAGTGAATTTGTCGCCAGCCTTGTGTGCGCCGCCGCCAAACCCCTTCTTTTTCCCCTCCTGCCCCCAGTCGCTCTGAATTTCTTCCACGAACAGCACGCGGTTGCCGTCTGCATCGGTGCGGTCATTCAGGCGGATGTGCGCCAGCACGTTGGGGGTGTCCCAGTGGCTGGAGCGATAGTTCTGTGGGCTTTGTTTTGCCTCGACTTTGCTGACGACCGAACTTGCGTTTGGCCTGTCGTCGTAGGCCTCCTGCTGCGTGGCGAACCCTTGCCGAGACTCCCCGGATTCAGGGTCAAACCACTCCCACGTCAACACCTTCTCTTGCTCCGGCAGCGTCAACAGCACTTCCCGGTAGTTGGTTCCTCCTGGGAGGGTGTATTGGCTGTATTTCGGGAACCCCGCCGCGCCGACCGCCGCGCCGCCAGATTCAATTTCCATCGCTGCGCGAACGGCGGCAATCGGGTAGCCGGCACTTTCAAGCTCGTCGGCTGTCATGAGGTCGTCAGGATTGTCGCGGTCCAAGAACGCGACTTGGTTCTCGTCCTCCGGGTTCCGGGAAACGACGATCCCCAACTTCTCCATCGCCTTGTCGGCCTCGGCGTTGCTCTGCGCGCCCAGCACCACCTCCTGCACCTGAACCCCATTCCCGTCCAGGTAGTCCAGCACCTGCTGCTTGGTCACTTTCCCGGTCTGGAGTTTCAGCCAGTCGGTCACGCCGGACCACTCGATTTCATCGGGCTTCACGCCCTTTGTGGCCAAGCCGCTGATGTACGCACGCCAGCCTTCTTCTTTGCTGGACTCCATCTTGATGGCGGCTACCTTGTCTCGTAGGTCTGAGCGCCAGGCGGGGGTGCGGGAGAACATCGCCACATTGCCGTCGTCGGTTTCGCGCGTCTGCAGCACGTCAATGAACTTGTCGAACTCCGCGTTCATCGCCTTGCGCTCATCGCCGGCAGGGAATGGGCGCTTGGCCCCCCACGGCGTCAGAATGCCTGCGTTTTCCGGGGCGTAGTTCAGGAACGGGCTGCGGCCTTCATTTGCCGCAATGGCGTCTTCCACGTATCCCTGAAAGGCGCGCGCCACCATCTCATGCGGGCTGGTCCAGTAATCGCCGCCTCGGCCTTGGTCCAGGCTCTTGGCGTCCATGGCAAAGCTGGTGGGCACCCGCTTGGTTTTGGGCGTCAGCGCGTTGGCCTCACTGAGCATTCTCAGGCGCTGCTCATACCGCGTCATGTAGCCAGACAGTGAATCCAGCACGCCACGCCGCTCGGTGTTGAAGCCGCTGCGGCCTCGCACGGCCTTGTAAAGCTCGTTCAGCTTTTCCAGCGTCTCATTGGTGTGGCGCGTTTGAACGGCCATCCGGCTCTTGCCGGGCATGACTTTCCATTCGGTGGCCAGCCCTCGCCCTTCCACCAGCTCGGCGGCCATGCCATCAAACTCGGCCAATTGCTCGGCGCTGGCCGGCTTGTTGTTGCGCTTGTAGTAGCGCACGTCCTTCTGCTCGGATAGGTCTTTGCGCAGGTTGCTCAATTCCTTTTCCAGCTCACCACGGGCAACGGCCACAAACTTGTCTGCCCTGGCTGTGTCCTCTACGTACTGTTCGGCCTTGCTGAATAGCGACTGCACCAGTGACGTGTAGGCGTTGCGCAGTTCCTCGCGCACGCCAGAATTGTTGCGCCGGAACCCGCTGCTTGCCATGTCGGCCTCGCCGCCTTTGACATCAAGCGAACGAGTACCGTCCTTGTTGATCTTCCATTCCGCCGTCGTCTTGCCGTCCTGTCGGGCAAGGTAGTGGTCCAGCGCATGGAACCACTCATGCGCAAGGGCGCCGGCCCCGTTCATCTTGGTCAGGTTCATCACCACGCGGTCGGTTTCGTAGTGCGCCCGTGCACCTGACAGGCCTTTGCCGCGCGCACCGAAAGCCAGTGCCAGGTCGCCATTCAGTCCGATGGCTTTGGGTGGCACCTTGAGCACTTCCGCCAAGTCAAGCAGGCCGTCGTAGGCTGCGTTCATGACCTCTTGGCGCTCGTCTTGGTTGTTCCACAGGCCAAACTCAACGCCACGGAATCCAAAGGTATCCCGGAAGTCTTCGCCCTTCACGTCGCCGGCCCGGCGCTCCACGCCAATGCGCTGCGTGCTTTCTGGCTTAGGTAGATCTGCCTCGCCAAATGTGGTGTTGGTTTCCAGAATCTGGACGGCGTTTTGCGCCATGTAGCGCATGGCTTCGTCACGGGTGTCGAATTGGCGGTCCACCACTTTGACCCGCTTTCGGTCGTTGATGTCGCGCCAGATTTCGTATTTCTGCCCGTCCGTTGTGTTGACCGGCACGGCGCGATGCTTCTGCGCCAGCGCAAGCAATGGAAGCGCGGCTTCGGCTTCTTCCTTGCTGTCAAAGTATTCGCCTATGCGCTTGGGCTGGCCCAGCCGGTCAACCGTGCGCGTGTCGCTGAGGGTCCACTTGCCGGTGATGTCCCTCCCGTTGACCTGCATATCAAACCCACCGGCCACTTGGGCAATCCGAAACCGCTTGGCCCACGTCGGGCGGTCGTCTTCCTCGCTGGCGGCTTTCTTGCGGGTGCCAGTGCTAACAGCCGTGTCTTTGCGCGCGCCGCCGATCTTCTCGCCAATGTCGTCGATTTTCTCGGGGGCTTTTGCCGGTTCTGTCTTGGGCCTCTCTGCCGCCTCCATCTTGTCCGCAGCAGCGCGCAGCAGTTCGGCGGCTGACATTTCTGCTGCGGGTTTGGCGCCCTGCTCTTTCAGTCGGTCCCGGCCTTCTCGGAGCTGTTCGCGCAATGCGGTGCGCTGGTCTTTCAAATCCTTGGGCACCTTGCGGGATTGCATGGCCTGCTCGATGAAGTCAGGCGCAAGCCCGGCAGCGCCAACAATGCGGTTCTCCACTGCAACCAGTTGCCGGCGCAGTTCTTCCAATCGGCGTTCTTCTTGGCCGGCTTCCTGTTCGGTCAGGCCGCCAAACAAGTCCGGCCCCTCCGGCGCCGCTCCAGGCTGTCGGCTGCGCTCCATGGACTTCTGGTAGTCCTCCACGGATGGCCCGCCAAACGTATCCCCGGTGTTGTCGCTGCGCTGCTCCGGCGCCTGGGCCTGTAGCTGGAATCCTTCGGCTTCGCGCTGGATCTGTTCGCGCTGGTCCAGTTCTTCGGCTCGGTCGGCTCGGTCTTGCTGCTCCAGCACTTGGGCTGGAGTGGGGGCGGTCAGGCCTCCCGCATCGCCTTGTTCGCCAGCATCTTCGCGGCGATCTGCGCGGCCTGCAGGCTGGGCTTCTTGCCCCCGTCCTTCTGCAGCAGGGACGCCATCTTGTTCAATGCCGCGGCTTCCACCGCTTTGCGCGATGGCTTCTTGGAGGGCTTGTTTGGCTCGGTCATAGTAGTCCTGGTCATTATCGGTGACGCGCTCCGCGTCTTCAAGGATTGATTCGCCGTCAACGCCCTTTGCCTCAACCATGGCCAGCAGGGCGGCAACTTCCTCGCGCATGGCATCGGTCATGCTGGAGCCGTTGAGCCCGGCCATTTCGGCGTCTTGCATGGTGAAGTCAGACAGCGGGCCGAATGGGTCCTCGTCTGATTCCTGCTCCACGGCCAAGTGGTCCTCGAATCGGGTGGACTGCTCCGCCTGGGCCAGTTGCTCCCAGCCGTCGCTGGTGTACTGCGGGGTCTGCACGCTCTTGCGCACCAGGGCGAACATATCGCTGTGGCTTGCACCTGGGCGCAGGTAGCCGGCTTCGGCCAGCAGCTCGGTCGCGCGCTCGGCGGTCATGCCACCGGTTCCAGCAAACAGCGTGCGGTTGCCAATCCGGTGGTTGCGGTCAAAGCCGGCATCCGCCATCAGCTTCTTGTTCAGGCCGCCCTTGCCGATCAGGAACCCGTGGACGTGCTGCGGGCCTTCGCCGGCCGTCTGGGGTAGCCCGAGGCGTTTCCCGGCCTTCTCCCATGCCGCAAGCTGCTTGGCGCTGGCTTCTGTCAGGACATAGCCCTTGTCGGTCTTTTTGATCACCATGCCGTTGGTGTTCTTCTTGCGGAACTTTGCGGCTTCGGCTTGGGTCTTGAACGGCTTTCCGCCTTGGGCAATGGGCGTCAGGTCGCGGCCGTAGGGGCCGACCTGTTCTTCGCTTGCTGCACGTGCCGCCCTCGCTTCGCGCCGATCTTGGCGGATGGCGTCTTTGGCAATCGCCTCCTGCTTGCGCGCGTCTGGGCGCTGATAGCCGTTGGGGAATGCAGTCTCCGGCAGTCGGGCGGTCGGATTCAACTCGTAGAACTTGTCCAGCGTCTGTCTGGCCAGCGTGGCGCCGTCGCGTGCGCGCTTGTCAACCATCACGCTCCAGAGCCGGTCGCTCTCTGCCCTGCCGCCCTCGGTGTCGTAAAACTCGCGCACTTCGGCCAATGGCGTTCCAGTGTCGTCTGACATCTTGCGAAGCCTGGCGTCGTGGTACTGCTTTGGCGTTTGGTCGTTTGCTTCGACCTGTTCACTTTCCGCCGTTTTCTGTGCAGGTTCTGCGGACGTGTTCTGGTTTGCCTGTTTTTTAGGCACGTTGCGCGGTGAAACTTGGTCAAGCGCGGCCTCCACCTCTTGAGGGTTTTCTGCCAAAAGCGCGTTGACACGTTCGGTCGCCGTCATGCGCGATCCGGCCAAACTCATCACATCAAACACGGCGCGCAATTCTTGCCCAGAAAGCTCATCGAGGCGCGCTTTCAGTGGTGACTGTTCTGGATTCGCGCGCGCCCTTCCGGCATCCACCAGTGCTTGACTGATGCTGCTTTGCAAAGCGTCAAGGTCCGTCGCGCTTTCAATATTGGAATCGGCCCACGCTTCCCCAGGCGCGATTTTTCGCAGTTGCTCGTTCATCGCCTTGAGCGATGCGATACGGCCTCCTCGATTGGCAAGTTCGATCTGGCCCGCCCGGCTTGAAACGTCTGCCGGCCCGGAGTATGGAGCCTGCTTGCGCTGCGATACGGGGATCAGGCGGGGGTCAGGTGCCGCAACAGGCGCCGGCCGGGATTCCCCAGCCCCTTTGGCCAGTGTCCCAGCCTGTGCCTGTGTTGGCGGATTGGTGGGGGCGCCATTGATTGCCGCCAGCATGGCCTTGCTCAGACCGTTGCTGGTGACGTTGCCCTTGCCTGCTGGGCCTCGGAACTTGAGCGCGTCCAACAGCATTGACTCAAACATGCTGTCTTCGGTCGATCCAGGCCAGTTGCCCGACTTGACGGCTTCTGCAGCCTTCGCACGCAGCGTTGTTAGGTTGGCAAGAATCTTCTCGGCGCCGCTTTCCGTCTCAGCGGCTGCTGCCAGTTTGTCAAGCTCGGTCAGTTCCTTTGCCAAGGCGTCCATGGCGTTGCGGCGCCGACCCTCGTTGATGGCGCCGATTGACATTGATGCTTGATTGCTTGGTCCGTCACCCTGCAGGTCTACCTGTGTCTTGTTGGCCTTGTACTTCCGGCCACTCCAATCGGCATACTCGGCAGTGGCGCGCTCCTTTTGCCGTGCAATCTCGTCGCGGATGCGCTGGACGGCCGCCTTACGGTTGTCCTGGTCTGCAACGTACTTGGCTTGTGCCGCGTCTCTCTGTTCTTGCGAACCAAACAGTTCCGCAAGATAGTCGGTCGGCTCTACCCCTCCACCTTCCACCTGGGCGGGTCCGGCAGGGGCAGGTACTGCTGTTCCGGTTGCATCGCTTCCCGCTGGCGCTGGCGCTTCAACTGCCGGGGCTTTTGCTTTGGGCTCGGGCTTCTTGGGTGGGTTCTGCTCATTTCGGGATACGTTCTTTCCGCTGGTGTCATCGCCCAGAGACTGCGCAATGGCTCGCTCAGCGCTGAATCCCGCCCGAATCATGTTGGTGACATCAATTACATCGCCGTTTTCGCGCTGAATGACGGAACTACCATCCGGGCGAACGATCAGTCTGACCGTTTCGCTGACCGGCCCATCAGCGCTTATCGCATCCGTCAGGGTGTAGACACCACCCTTCGGCGCTTCAACTGCCGGGGCTTGGGCTTGTCCGTCTTCTCGGGCCGGTTGGTTCTGGTAACTGGCGGCTCTCTTGCGCTGGTATTCGGCTTCGGCCTCAACCAATTTCTGCATGTGCGCTTCTGCCTTTTCCGGTGGCAGGCGGTCTTGATCAATCTGGTTGTCGCGGATTGCTTCGTCCAGGCTGTTGTATTGGCTATCCCCAATGGCCCCGGTGTCGTTGTACCGGGTAACTTGGTACATGCCTTTGCGCTGGGCGGATGGAGTGATGACTTGGGTAAGGCCAGTCTTGCTAACATAGACCGGCATGACACCCAGCGTAAGAGCGTCCTGCGCGTCTTTTGTGACGGCGGCGCGCAGCGTCTTGATGGCGTCAATGTGCTGCTGAGTAATCGGCGGGGCGCTCTCAACGGCCTGTCGCAAACGCTCTATTTGACTGGTTTCCGCTGCTGAATTGATAGCAGGTTGCGCATTATTGGAGAGGGCTTGCGGCTGATTTGTCTGCAAGACCTGCATCGCAGCCTGAGCCTGACTGACGCCAACAACAACGCGGTCTGCGCTGGCTACTACCTTGTCGATGCCAGCTTGGGCCAATTGCTCCTTGATGGCCGATGGCTCCCCATAGATGGTAGCCGTCCCCGTGGGGTTCATCGTGGCCTTGAAGGTAGGTGCAACGGCCTGCTGTGCCTCATATCCTGCAAGCCGATAACGGCCACTGGGCATCTGCTCGATCTTCCATTGCAGTTCTGGCGCAACGCGCTGCCGGGTGGGCAACGCAGAGGCTGCATCTTCAGTGGTCTGGTAGCCATCACCACGCCGACCAAACCATGTGCTGGTCGGCTCTGTGTTCAGTTTGGCTGGCTGTTGGGCTCCCAGTGGTGAAGCTCCACCAGTAGGCAAAGCTCCTTCACCCCCGGCGTCCACGGTTGGTTCAACAACACTTCCAACTCCCAGGTCATTGCCCAAGCTGATGCCAGACTCAATACCCCCGACTCCAGCGGCCCCTGAATCCACGGCTGGAAGATCAGCGTTTTGGCTGACATTGGCTGTCTCCTGTCCCAAAAGTCGGGCAATGTTGTCAACAGCCTGATCGGCTGGCGCCACGCCACTGGCGGCTGATTGCAAGGGCAAGTCAGTTGGCAGGGGGGCGTTTGCCACTTCAACCGACTGGTTCACAGCCTGCTCTGCGGCGGCGATGGCGTCGTCAACCGTTGGGGCTGCGTCGATGTTGGCCACGGCATCCTGGTTGCCTTGCTCGATCAGGAAGCCTTTTCGTTTGGCAATGGCTTGGGCGGACAGTTCGGCCTCGCGGCGCGGCATGATGCCAGTCGCCGCGGTCTGCATAACCTTGGCACCGGCCAGCATGGTCGGGCCCTGCACCAGCGTGGCTTTGACGGCCTCCTGCAAGTCGGCCACCAGGCGGTCGGGTGTGGCGGTCGGGTCGGCGGCGATCTTGTCCACCACCCAGTTCCCCAAGGCGGAAACTTCCTCAGACCCCAATTCAACCCCCATCGCCTGGGCGGTTTGCTGGAATGCCGTGGTCATGGCCTTGGCGTCTCCGCGCAGCGCGGCGGCCAGCGGGATCTTCTTGGCGGCGGCGATGGCGAACTTGGCCGACACCATTTCCGGCACGCCCTCAGTTACCGCCTGACCAGCGCCATAGGCCAGTGACGTGCCCAGGCTCAAGCCGTCGCCTCTGGCTTTGCTCACACCCCTGGTTCCAGCATCGGCCACGATAGCGCCGGGGCCCATGACAGTGATCATGCCCAACTGCTTCAAACCCTCGGGAGCGTAGTCGGCCAACGTCTTGGCACTGGGGATCAGGGCATCGAGCGCCGTACCCGTTTTGGACAGCGGCTGGTCGGATACCCCTAGGCCTGTCCTGGCCTTGGCGCGGTCGAGCTCGTCGGCCTTCTTGCGGAACTCGTCGGCGCTTTGAATGGTCAAGCCAAACTCGGCGGCAAGGGCGCCGAAGTTCATCACCGTAGAGCCAGCAGAGCGCAGTGTGTTCATCGGCACATCAGCTATGGCGTCCAAGGCGCCGCCAGTCGGGTAAATCGACTCTGTGCGCGGCTCCATCACTCTGGGGCGCTTGGCTTCTTCTACTGGCTTGGCGAAGTCTCCGGCTAGCGCTGGGTCGGTTTTGTCGTCCAGCACGCTTCGCGTTTTGGCGTTGTACCGTTCTTGCCCGGCACCGCCCTTGAAGGCGTCAGTCGCGCGAAGCAACAGGCCGCCAGGCGTCAGCGGGCGCTCGGAATTCATCAATCCCTTGTTGAAGCCCTCGGCAAACCCAGGCCGATCAAACTGCCCGTCAGTTGCCGTGACCGAAGCTGTGGCGTTGGTCGTGCTCGGCGTCGATGGCGTCACTCGCGTGAGTGGGTCACCCTCTGGCACCGGGCCGCGGTCATTGGCTGCTGCAGTGGTTGGCGACCAGTTCGCCGCAGCCACTTCCTGTAGCTCGGTGTCGGTCGCGTCGTCGGGGCCCTCGATCTTGAGGATGCTGCCGTCTGGTGCCTGGACTTTGTAGATGGCCATGGTTTACCGGATCACTTTGAATTGAGAAGCGCGGTTGCTGGAGGCTGCGGGCTTGGGCGGCGTTGCGGCGGGCTCTGGCTTGGGCCCATCGCCACGGTTCCCCACGGCTTCATTGAGAAGCTGTGAAGCGCGGGATCGGACTTGCACCGCGTTGTCGTATTGCATCTGCCATTCGTCGCGCGACTCTTTGGTGTTGCCTTTGCTGCTGTTGGTCAGATTGGAGATCGTCTGGTTCATCGAGTTGATGATGGAGGTCAGCCGGTCCTGCTTTACGCCCTTGCCCGTCAGGTCGTTCTCGCGCTTGGTAGCTTCGTTGTCAATCCATGCGTCGATCTTGCGGTTTTGGGCATCAAGGTTTCCGGCCTGCAAATCCAGGCGCTTCATCTCCATGGCGAAGCGGTTGGCGTCGGCCGTAGCCTTGCGGTCGGACTCACGCCCTGCGGCCATCGCGGCGTTCTCGGCCTTCTTCTCCACCGTCTCAATGCGGCGCTCATCGCGCTGCGGCTTGCCAATCTTGGCCTCGTACTCGGCATAGGCGATGGGGTCGTTCACCTTCGCGTCATCGGCGGCGGCGCTCAGGGCCTCGTCTGCCGTGCGCTTTCGGGTCTGCCCAGCGTTGATCAATCCAGCCGTGGCGTTGTCTTCGGAAAGTTGCTGTTGCAGTCGTGTCATGGCGGCTTTTTTGTCGGCGCCTTCTGGCATTGCTGCGATTGCCTTCTGCACCGTGGCAAGGTCGCCGGTAAATCCTTCGCGTCCAGGCCCAACGCCATCGTAAGACAGCCTGCCGCTCAACTCGGTAACGGGCTGGTCTTCACGCTGTATTTCCTCTGCGGCAAATTCCTTTGCCTTTTCGCCAAGCCGATTCATCGGTGCGTTCTTGCGGTCCTCGGCTCGGATTGCGGCCAGTTCCTGCATTTCTGCCAATCGCTTGTCGCGCTCGGTCTGCTGTGCGGCGGCTTGGTCGGCCATGGATTGGCGGGCGTACATATCGCCAGCGGCGTACCCGGCCTGCGACAAGCCACGAGAAATTGCGTTCATCAGTCCGCTCATTGCTGGCCTCCGCGCAGTTGGCTCATCTTCTGGGGATCATCCATGGTAGACCGAACTTGAGACAGCATGCCCTGCATCTTTTCCGGCGTCAGGCCCATCTTGGACAATAAGCTGTTCATGTACATCGTGGTGGCCTTGCCCAGCGTTTCCTTGTCGATGGTGGCCATGCCTGCTTGTTCCAAAAAGTCCAGGGCGTCGATCAGCAGCGTCATGCCCGCCGAGATCATGGGGGTCAGTGGCATGGTCTTGCGGCTCTGCTTGTACAGCACACCCAACACGCCAACGATACCGTCGGCCACCTCCAGCACAGGGTCGTTTGATGTTTCGATACCCTTGATCAATTCGGAGAAAGTCTCCTTGTCGTAAATGACTTTGGTTCCAGCCGCAACGATCTTGTCGTAGGCGGCGCGGTCCTTCACGGTTTTCTCAACCGTGGTCTGGGCTTGTTGGAGGAGTTCGTTTTTCAGCATGTTAGGCCTTTGCGTTCATCAGTCCGCCAACACGTGGCGCCAGGTAGGTGGGGGCTGTGGACTTGAAGATGTTCTTCGTGCTCACCTTGAGGCCGCTCATGTCCGGGATGGCGCTGGCGTTGCTGCGCTGGGCATCCATGGCCGCGATCTGGGCCTTGAGGTAATCCGTTTCCGCGCCCTTCTTGTCGTCAAAGAGTCCGCCCACAAAGTTCATGCCCATGGAGAGCATGTCTTTGTTGTACTTCCCGTCCTTGTCTTTGAACAGGTCCGCAAAGCCCTTGATGGTGTCCATGAACGTGCCAGACTGGGCGGCTGGCGCCACGGCGGACGATGCTGGCGTCATGAACGGCGTGGTCTGCGTGCCGTTGGCCAGGCGGATGTCGGTCGGGTTCATGGCGTCTATCAGGTTGGTTGAAGGGGTTGCGGCGCTCGATGGTGCGGTGATGTTGGCGGCTGTATCACTCAGGCCAGCAGTACTGCCAGAAGTGGCGCTATTTGCACCAATCTCTGCACCGATGTCTACGGTAGGCGTGACGTTTTCGACCCCTACACCCGTGCTGTTGATCATCGCCTTGGTGTTGCTCACGGCCTTTGTGCCTGACTTGGCGGCATCTGCCCCGCCCAGCCCGCCCTTGCCCTGCGCGAACATTCCCACACCGCCAGCTAATGCGGCGACACCCCCCAGCTTCATCAGGTCTTCGTTCCCGGTCAGTGCCCCCACACCTGAAGTGATGGCGCCCACTGCGGCGATGATTTCAAAGGTGGACATTGCGGCGATCCCCACGGTGGCGATTTCAACACCCGCGAAAACTGCTCCTGCTACTGCTGCTATTGGCATGATGGCTGCTCCTTGAATTTCAATTTCTCGATGCGGTAATGAATGTCCAGGTCATCCTCACCTGTCTGGAAGAACCCCAGCCGCTCATTGAACCGGCGCTGGCGTGTGTCTTCTTTGGGTGTGGTTGTCGTGGCGTACCCGTACTTGGCGATGAGGCTTCCGGGGTACTTTCTCAGGTGATCACGGGTGGCCTTCACCGTGGGGTCAAACTTGGCGAAGTGGAACATCGGGCCTTTGACAACAAACACGGCCGCGATGCCATTGGGTCCTTGAATGGTGTCCAGAAACCAGCCTTCCAGGCTTTGCTCAAACTGTTCTCTGGTGATGTACAGCCGCTCTCTGGCCTGCTGCCAGAGTAGGTCAACTACTGTCATGCGAAGTCGTTGATCAGGCCGCTAGAGGGCGCGGGTGCTGGTGCTGGCGCTGTTCCTGGCGCTGGTGGAGGCGGTGGAGGTGCTGCGCCGGGAACACTGTCGAATGTCAACAGGCTGTCCAAATCCAGGTTGGCCAACTTTCCTATGACGCCAAGCCCGCCGTTCAGCAGCGAGATCTGGTTTTTAATCGCCTGCTGTTTGGCGGCCTCGTCCATGTCCTTGTTCTGCATGATGCTGGAGGCGTTCAACACCATCTGCTTATACAAGTCTCCTGCACTCAACGTGGACTGCATCAGCATCTTGTAATCAGCCTCAACCTTGGACAGCGCCAACTTGGTGTTGGAGTCCATGCCGAGTTTGGTCAAGGCGTTGGACTCGCTGGCATTGAACTTCGCAATGTCGGTGTCGTTCTGCAGGTCGAACATCGCCAGCTTGTTGGTCTGGTCGCTGTTGAACTGGGCCATCTTGTTGGCCTGGTCCTGGTTGATGATCCCGGCCTTCATGGCGTTGTCGATGTTCACCTTAGCCATGTCGTTGGCAGAGGCGGCATTGAACTTGGCGGCGTCATTGGCAGACTGCGCATTGAATTGCGCCATCCTGTTCGCCTGCTCCTGATTGATCACGCCCGCTTTCAGCGCGTTCTCCACGTTGAACTGGCTCACCTGGGTGTAGATCTGCGCCTGCGCCTTTGATGCGTCCAGTGCTTGTGCAGCATTGAACTGGCTCATCTTGTTCGCTTGTTCCTGATTGATCAGCCCTGCTTTCAGTTGCTGGTCAAGCAAAAACTGCTGCATCTGGTTCGCGTCCTTGACATTCGACAAGTCCACGTTGGTCAACAGTTGGGCGTTGAATTGCGCGATCTGCGCAGCCTTCTCCTGATTCACAATCCCGGCTTTGAGCGCGTTGTCCGCATTGAATTGGCTGACCTGAGTCGCCATTGCTGCGTTCTGCTTCGATGCATCAAGCGATTGCGAAGCGTTGAACTTCGACATCTCATTGAATTGCTGTTGGTTGATGATCCCGGCTTTAAGCTGCTGATCCAACAGGAACTGCTGGAACTGGTTGGCGTCCTTCATGTTCGCCACATTGGTATTCGTCAAAAGCTCTGCGTTGAACTGCGCAATTCGATTCGCCTGTTCCTGGTTCACAATGCCAGCCTTGAGCGCGTTGTCTGCGTTGAACTGGCTCACTTGCGTGGCAGTTTGCGCGTTGAACTGGCTTGTCGTGTTGGCGGCGTTTGCGCCGAACTGTGCCGCAGTATTTGCAGCATCTGCGTTGGCCAGATTGACGTTGGTTTGAATCTGGCTGTTCTGCGCGCCTACCTGGTTCCTTGCATTGGCGTTGAACTGGCCTTCTGTGTTCCTTGCGTCCATGTTGGCCATGGTCATCTGTTGGTCAAAACCTGCATTGGTTTGTGCTGACTGCGCGAACGTGTTGGCGTCCTGCTGTGCAATCGGCATCGCGGCATCGTACAAAGCGGCCTGACCCGCCCCAACGGCCATGCTTGAATTCAGCAGGCCACGGGTGTTCATTTGCTGCTTGGCGCGAGTGTCGGCCATTTGCATCAGGGGGGAATTGGCGTCGATCAACCCCTTGATTCGCCCTTGTACGGTCTGGTTATCGTCAACCGCCCAATTTGCTGCCGTGCCCGTGTCTGCGGTGTAGGTGTTGGCCGATGCATCTTGCAGTCTGGCTTGTGCGCCTTGCGCGTTGTACCCGGTGGCGCTGGCCGTCCCGCCACTGGCGGCCCCTGTCGTCACCGACGGCGCAGCCGCTGCTGTCGTGCCCGTAGCAAGTTGCGCCGCACCGGTCCCGGCTGCCACATTGCCATAAGTGGCGGCCGTTGGCGTCTGTACGGCAGAGGCTGATGCGCCATTGAAATTCACATCGTCAGGTTGGGCGGCAAGTTGCCCCGTCGCGCCGAGTGTGTTGGTTGTGCCAGCCGAGACACTTGGCGCAGCCGACGCAGAGTATGTGTTGATCTGCCCAGCTCCAGCAGTACCAGCCGACACGTTGGGCGATGCGCCCGCGCCCGCACTGTTGTACATCGTGGTGCTGGCCTGTGGCGCACCGATTGGCGCAGCCGCGGTGGCGGTGGTGGCATTCAGGTTTCCAGCCGGTGCCGCCGTCGCGGTTGGTGGCGTGGCAATGGTCTGCGGCCCAGGTGCCGGGGATATTGTTCCCGTGCCGGTGGTGGACCCAATGGCGCCGCCAACCGATGTGACTGGGGAAGGCGCATTGATCAGGCCACCACTTGGGGCTGGTGCAGGCGGGGGCGTGCCAGGCGCAGAAGTCACATAGCCCGCCGTGATGCCGGAGGGTTGCCAGCCATATTGACTATTCCAGCCGTTGGCAATGTACTTGTTGGATTTAGCGAGCGTGTCGAAACTGTCGCTTTGGTAGAAGCTGAAGCTGCCGCCTTCCGGGTCTTTGAAGGTAGCGGTCCCGTCGCCGTTGCGAGTCAGCGACCCGCCTAGCCATTGCTGAGTAGACCCCGGAGTAGACGTCGACCAATACTGGTCCCATGCCGCTTGCATGTTTGCGGGTGCTGCCATGTGAGTTACCTCTTATGCGATACGTTCAATTGAAAAACTGGATGTGTCGATTGACGACCCAAACGCTGGCGACGTTCCAGTAATCACGGCAAAAAACTGAACGACCTCGGCAGCATTTAAATAGATGTCATGTGAGATAGTGGCTCCAAGCAGAGTGGTGCTGTACGGAGCCAAAAAATAGCTTCTTGTTTGCGCGTCGTTGACTTTGACTTCAACATAACTTGAAGTTGCGCTCATTCCGGTCCCACTGAAAGTTAGGTCTGCCGTGATTCTGTATTGCCCAGCCTGACCAGCCGGGACAGTGAAATCTCCACTTCCTGCGTTGTATGCGCCGCGCCGATTACCATTTATTTGCACAGTTGGTAAAACAAGTTGCGTACTGACTCCGCTGGTCAACGATTGCGTTGACCCTGCGTCTCGGCGTGCGCTTACGTAGACTGGCCCTGGATCATTGATTGCGATGCCAGTCATATACGCGCCAGCTCCGTAGCACTGCTGAACAATCAACTCTGCCGGATAGCTTCCAACGTTATCTCGGCATTGCACATCACCATAGCTGCCTGGGCAGTACATATCCGTGACGTAGTTGTACCCGCTGGAGCCGCCGCTGAAGTTGTAGATCCAGCAATCCAAGTGGCCGCCTTTGATGGAAATGCCTTTGGAATTATTCAAGAAAATCGCGCCAGAACTTGAGCCGTTGCCGTACAAGTGACACCCGATAAAATCGTGGCCGTTTGTAACGCCTGTGGCTTCAATGTTGTATGTGGTGTTGTGGTTGATGTTGACGCCAACATGCATTCCGTGTAGGTGATTGGAGCCCGCCACCAGACTCACGCCAACCGCGTTGTCAACAATATTCCCGCCCATGGTGACTACATTTCCACCACCTTGCAGATCGCCAGTAGGGCAACCTGACGCGTTAAAGTTTGACCAAGTGGTGTATTCCGCTCCAGCGTCAATTTGACGCCCAACAGTGCTGTTATATGCGGAGCAATCAGTAAACTGCCCACGATCACCGCGCACCCCGCTTGGATTTGTGCCGTCGAGCCAAATACCTTTGCCCTTAAAGTCACTGGCCTCAACCCCTTCGACGCGATATTTTTTTCCGCCTGTGATGTAGAGGCCGGTTTCTGCTGCGGTTGCGGCGACGGTACGAGTTCCCACAAGAAAACATTTACCAAGGATGGAAAACCCAGTTTTGCCGTTTGCTCTCAAGATGATTTTTGTGTCATCAAAATGAGTCAGCACTGAGCCTTCAAAAATCCACGTTTGCCCTTCCAAAATGTCCACTTGATCTTCAACGTTGAATGCTCCTTTTGGGACAACAATAGCCCCATCGACGCCCGCTGTAGATGCCGCCAGATTAAACGCGGCAGCGCACGGGGTTGAGCCATCTGCAACCGCCCCATGGTCAAGTACGTTGACGGGTGCGCCAGTAATCATTGAGTAAGAAACGCCTGTGCAGTTGGCCAGATTGCCGCTGGCCGGCGTGCCAAGAACAGGAGCCGTCATGACTGGGGCGGTCAGCGTCTTGTTGGTTAGCGTCTCGACGCCCGCCCGGGTGGCCAGCGTCCCGGTTGTCGGGAAAGTCACGCCAGTGGTGCCGGTGAACGTGAACGTCCCCACATAGGCCCCTACCGTTGCGAACGTGCTGCCATCCGCAAGGGTCAGCGTTGCCGCGGTGGCTGGTGCCGTGAATACCACCTTATTGATGCTTGTGGCGGTTGCAACGCCAAGCACGGGGGTTACCAGTGTTGGCGTGTTGGCAAACACCAAAGCGCCTGACCCGGTTTCATCCGTCACAGCAGATGCCAGATTCGCGCTGCTTGGTGTCGCCAGAAAGGTAGCAACGCTGGTTCCCAATCCCGCAACGCCGGTTGAAACTGGCAGGCCCGTGCAGTTCGTCAGCGTGCCGGATGTTGGAGTCCCAAGCAGTGGCGTCACAAGGGTCGGGCTTGTAGCCCTTACGCCATTGCCCGTGCCCGTGGTTGTGATGGCTTCTACAGCAGTTCCTGCGCTGTTGACGGCCAAGACCTTGGAGCCGTTTCCGGTGATCGTGGGGAGTTTGTTAAACGCCGTTTCAATGGCGTCCAGTTCCGTCCTCATCGATGCCGATGAACCCAGCGTACCGAACGCCGGGAAAGTAGTGTGGTTGTACCAGTCGCTCATCGCAATTGCCTTCTGGTTGTGAAGTCCACGATTGCGCCGTTCAGTGTGATCGGTGCGAACTCGTCAGAGCTTCCTGAAAAAATGAGGGAGATGTTTTCGGCTGTCCCGTCAAGGTCAGCCTCTGCCGGAATAAGGGTCTGGCCATCCCAATAAAACTGATCCCATGTGAAGCTGTCCCAATGGGCCGAACTGAGGTTCGTGGTAATGGATTCGGCGGTACTTTGTGGGTACTCCGATTTCCCATATCCGATGTTTGAGCCCATCGAGAATTGCGCGTAACCAGCGCCAGATACCTCGATCACAGCCTTGCGGAATGTCTTGAGTTGCCTTGGGCTCTTGAAGTGGTTGAATGCCAATTCAGCCGACCATGAAATTTGTTCGCCGTTGTGTGATGTGCCTCTCTCCATCTGGTAGACAAATCCGTCAGTGGCGCCAAAGAACACTTCTTCAGCACCAGAGTCAGCCTCCAGAGAACACACGCAATAGGGTGAATGGCTCAGTGCAATCGGCATCAGACCAGCCACCTTGTTGCCAATGAAAGTCACATACAGCGCAGCACCGTTTTGAAAGAAAAGCCTGTATTGGTTTTTCTCGCGCACCACACATGAAGCCACAACGCTAGAGTGATGCGAGTTGATGAATGGCTTGACGGATGTGGAGACATCGGCGCTGGCGAAGTTGCCGAAGTTCTGCGATGTGGCCAACAAGGTGATGCCCCGGTCGTCCAGCGCAATGCCCTGATTGACGTACTGCTGACTCCACTCAATCGCCCCAGCGTCGGGGTTGAATGGAACCAAATTCCAGTCGCCCGAGTTGTTGCCGTACAGCACCCATGTGGCGTTACGGGTGTAGATCACCAACGTGCCTACGGAAGTTCCACCTGGTTGCAGCAGGAAGCCAGTGCAGTAGTCTCCAACAGCTATTTCACTGGCTCCAGTCACCACCGTCCATGAGTAAGGGGTTCCGATGCCGGAATGCTGAACAGACCCGTCGAAGCTGTAGAACAAATGGTTCTTGTGCGCTTTGACGTGTTGCGGTGTATCTGGGCTCATTCCCGTGTCGATCAGCACGAACGTGGTGCCGTCAAACTCAAACCCACGATGCACGCCGCTGACGCCGTACATCTTGGTCATGCCAGCCGTGCCGCCGAAGTTGTTATTTGCGAACTCGTACCGGCCTGATGGCGCCAGCGTGATTGCTGTGCTGTCACCGGCAATCGTGGCGAGGTTTGTCGATGCGCCTACATTCAGGTTTTCGGCTTGGAAGGTCCCCGTCTGACTGGCAAAGAACAGTCTTCCAGCAGCATCCCCACCGGCCCATGAACCACTGACAAGAATGACCTTGGTGATCACGGCGGTCGCTGAAGATGTGGCGCCCGTGATGGTGTCGCCTGCGGCAATCTCCGTAGTTCCGCCTGACGTGAAGGCGATTTCTCTACCCAGGGCAACAGCAGTCCATCCGGATGACGTCGCCACGTGCATGACGGCGGCCGTGCCGCCAGCGTTGTTGCGGATTGCGTAGCTGTTCCCTGCGTACTTCCACACGCCAAGCACACTACCGCTGCCAGGTACTTCGCCAATGTCATCGCGGTACAGATCAGCAGCAAGATTGAGGTAGGTTGCGTTGAGTGCAGGCGTAGCCGCAGAAGATACCGACTCGCCTCCCGTGGACGTGGCCACCTGACTGCCACTGATGTTCAGAACTTCGGTGGTGAAGTTGCCCACCAGTTTGGTGACGACAAAATACTCATCCTGTACCGCGCCGATGATGACAGCCGTTGCCCCTGACGTGGCGCCGGTCAGCGTGTCACCATTGGCGTAAGAGTCCGTCATCGTGGCAGGCAGGAGGTAATAGACAGCATCCGATGGTTTGGGTCGCCCGTCGAATGCCTCGTACCCTGTCAACGTCACCAGCCCGCCATCAAGGCCGACCTCGACGTTTGTTGCAGAGCGGCAGAGTCCGGGGCTCTGGCTCAAAGGTGGTGATACCTGATCCAGCCCACCACGGAACGCCCAATACTGCGAGGACGTTGCTGGAATTTGCAGCGTCATACCAGCGGCCTCCCCACCTCGTTGGGAGGTAATTGGATGCGCTGCATTTCCGTCATCATCCGCATGTACTCGGCTTGCCCGTCTGAGTACACTTCCGCAGCGCCGGTATAGCGCCCGTACTTCATCATTGCGCGGTACACAATGGCCATGTGGTACTCGCTGGGCATGCTTGGCTCATCAGCGTCCAACGCCATTTCAGTAGCTGACTTCTGGTACTCGCCGCTTACCGTGTAGATGTCGCCCGGCTTGGGGGCAAGCAAAAGCGATTGGTCGTTGTCCACCGTGAAATACAGTGGCTGGCCGTTGGATTGAGCGCCCACATTGAAGCGGTGATACCAGTCCAGATAGGGCAGGTAATACAACTCGGTTTCGGTGTCGCTGCCTGCGGATGTCAGGTAAATCTTGAGCGTTGTCAGGCGCCATGCTCGGAATGCCGATATTGCAGCGCTGGCCACGGTATCGGTGCAATCGGTGGTCAGGTACTTGCCATCACCAGACGTTGTATTGACCGTGAAGGGTGCCGCCATGAAGCGCCAGTTGTCCCGGCGCGTCTGAATGTCCATCCAAGCGGAATTCACCCACTTGACGATCTGGCCCAGTCGTCCGGTCTGGCTGGCTACAGCACTCGGGCCGGTCAGGCTTGAGCTGCACTCCGATGCCGTGCGCTGGCAAAGTTGAAGGAAGTTCATTCAGGTTCCCCCAGTACAGCGCGCAGCGCGTTGCTCTCTTCGGCGGTGAGACGGGCCACCCTGACGGTGGCAGCGGCAGATGACTTTTTCGACTCGATGCGGCGCAGAATCTTGCGGCGCTTGGAATCGATCTTTGACAACTCATTGCCCAGTCGCACAAATTCAGCCTGAAGCTCGGCCAAGGTGGCGGTGTCCAGATCCATTTCAGCCAGCCATCGCCAGGGTTGCTTTCAGCCAATGCTCACCCATGGGGTTGGTGTCTTTGACCATCGCAAAGTCATAGCGCAACCCGGTGTGCGGGACGTTGAGGATTTGCTTGATACCCTCTTCGTTCGTGACTTCGCGCTGTTGGTAGCTGGTCAACTTCAGGTTGGCGAGCTTGTCCACGAAACAGCGGCGAACGGTCTTTGTTTCACCCCTGCGGAAAACCTCAGTCTTCCCGTTGATCGTGAGCTCGAAAATCTGGTCAGCGTTTTTGTCGGTGGTGGTGGCTGGTCGAATGGTGACCAACTCGTTCATGAACGCCAACATGGCGACCTTCTCGGGGTCGGGCATGCGGTCTGCAACCTGTACCAGCTTGGGTTCACCAGCGCCATCGCCAACACGCACGGTATGGCCCAATGGCTGCTCGGCTGTTTCAATGATCGGCCCTGCGTTGACCGGGTTGTTCTTGGCTTGATTCGGGATACCTCGTGGCATGAAAGCTCCTTGTGGTTGGGAATAAAAAACGGCTCCCGAAGGAGCCCCTGCATTACGAGAGCCTGTTTAAGAGGCTTGCGTGAAGGTCACACCGGCTGCAACCGCGCTGATCGCGTAGGCGAACCAACTGGTGCCGTCGCTGTAGACCTCTACCTTGTCACCGGCAAGGGCTTGGCCATCTACAAAAGTGATGGTGTCGTCTGCCGTGCCGGTATCGCCTGCATCACCGGCAACGCTGTTTTGGCGCCCCTTGATGATGTTGGCCGATGAAGCAGAAACCACGGTGTAGCTGGCGCCGGATGGTGCCGCACCAACAATGAAGGTGAAGCGAAGGCCTAAGGCTGCTGCTGGCAAAGTGGTCACAAATTCAGTGGCCGAACTGAGGATCACAATCTTGCCGTTCTCGGCTGCGGTGAGTGTGCGAGTTGCAGACACAACCTCAGTAACCGGGACGCCAAGAGTGGTTTCGGTGCCGTCAGTGCTGGTAACCACCAGAGAGGCGTTTTTGCCGAGGACCAGTTTGCGCGTGACGCGCACGAGAGAGAAGATTTTGTCAAGCATGATTGCTTCCTTTAGAAGTGTTGTGAAGATGAAGCGCCCCCCCGCGATGGAGGGGCCTATGCCTTACGCGGTCTGAGGACGGCTCGGCAGGGTGCTGACGTTGATCGCAGTACCAGCGGTGATGCCGGTCTCGGTCCAGCTCGAAGTGCCGAACGTGAAGTCAGATGCCGATGGCGCGGTGCGAACCAACAGGTAACCAATCGGGCAGAAGTCATCCGGCAGATTGGGGAACTGTGGGGGATTGCGGAATGCGCCAGCGGTGGTCGTCACGCCTACTTCAGTGGCCTCGATGCCACCTTGGCAGACTTTAATCGCGCCTGCTGCGTTGACGCCGAAGACATAGACGCAGGCCGTGTTGTCGGTCTGAGCCACGAAAGCGGCGCCAGTGGCAGCATCGGAGGTGGGCGTAGCAGTGTTGGTCTGGGCTGTGAGGCCCGTCGCAAACTTGCCTTTGATGGAGCACACGGTTGTGGCCGTGGTCGTGTAGGTGCTGGTGGTGCCTTTGGCAAGGCCGCAGTTCATGAGGTTGATCGTGAAGCCGCGAGTATCGAGAGATTGCATGATTTGTTTCCTTTCAGTTGATAGCGGGGCGACACTTAGCCGCCCCTTGTGCTTTACAGGTCGGTAACACCGGCTTCGATCACGCCGAACCAACCGTTGTTCACGATCTTGGCGGCGGACCAGAAGGAGGCGCCGACATAGCCGCGCTGGCCGAACGGGTCTTCTTTGGTCTTGCTCTTGGCGGGGATGTGCGTGACATCAAAGTTGAGGTTCAACGCGACGTCATACACAGCATCTTCTGCGCACACCAGGTAGGGGTACACATCGATGTTGGTGCCGCTGGTGGACTTCAACCCCGTGCTGCCAACAGCAGCGCCAGCATCCGCATAGGGAGCCAGTTCTTTGGAGGTGATGAAGCGGAAGCGGCCAACAGCGCCGAGCTCGTGAGGGCTCAGGGGTTTGCGGTTGGCGTACTTGGCCACGGGCACGAAGTCTTCAAGGCGGCGAACATCATGTTCGCAGTCGGTGCTGCAGAAAACGATGTAGCCTGCCTCGATGGCTGCGGTGTCGTAAGCGGGGCCGGGAGCGAGGATGCTCGTGACCATCTTGGCGCCGTTGCCTTGCAGCGTGCGCGACATCAGCGAGAAGCCGTTGTACGTTGCGCCTTCGTCCACCGTTGCGCGGGTCGTGCCACCGCTGAATTGGACGTTCGTTGCGGCTTTCATCTCACCGTAACGCACCATTTCACGGACCAGGCCCATTTCCATCGCGGTCTGCGCCATCTGATCGCCGGGGATGTCGTCCTCGTGCAGGTCAGCCATTTTGTCGGTGTAGCTGTACAGCACTGCGTACTGGTTCACGGCCACGTTGACATCGCGGTAGGACAGGGCGCGAGCAGCAGGCGTTACGCCTTCTTGCACCACGTAGGTCGGCGCAGCGACTGACCAGCGGTTGATCGTCTGCGAGTTGGTTGTTGCACCACCGGCCGGGATAACGGCACGGTAAGTGATGTTGTCGCCCTTGTTTTTGGGCATCTTCTTGGGCGTGACGCCCATCATCAAAACCTCGGCGGGTTCAGCGATCGCCAGCATTTCGCCTTTGATCTCATTGATGCGCCCAACGGGGCTGGTGTAGGTATTTCCTGCCATGATTGTCTTTCGTTAGAAGTGACGACGGCGGCGGTTGTATCCAACCATTGCTGCTTGTTCGTCGGATAAGGTGGATGGCTGCGCTTTGGTGGGGGTACCCTTGGGCGTCACCGCGGCGTCAAGCCGGTTCTGTTTCTTCTGGCGCGCGGCTCGTTCGTCATCGCGCACCTTCTTGAAGTCCGTAAAACACTGCGACAGGACGGCGGGGTTCCAGGTGCTGGCGACCTTCTCCTGGTACTCGGGCGTCTTGGAAGTGAGCCACGCCTTGAATTCAGGCGACTTTTTCACTTCGTGGCGGTCTGGGTGGGCTTCATCTATCAACTCGATGGCGGTCTTCTGGCGGTCCTCAAGGACTGCCTTTTGAATCCGCTCGTCAAGGTCGGGCACAGCTTGTTGCTTGCTGCCCAGCACCTTCAGGGCGTGTACCAGAGGTCCGCCGATCTCGGGGAAGTCGCTCGCTACTTCTTCGGCTTTCTTGATCGCGGCGGCCAACTCGTCGGAGTCAGCGGGCGCTTCCTTGGCCGTCATAAGTTGTTTCAGCGTGCGATTGATGTTCCCGATCTCGCCGTACATCTTTCGTTGCTCGACGCTGCCGAATGCCAGCTCGGAGACTTTGGCCTTGAGGGCTTTCAGTTCATCCTCTACTTTCACCACAGCTTCGCCAGCCTCTGGGGTCGCGCCCCCATTGGATTCACCGGATGCATCGTCGGCAAATTCAGTGGGGGCCTTTTCTGTTAAGACTTCAACAGGCTCGGTGGGGGGCTGTTCGCCGCGCGCCTTGCGTGCATACCCGGCCTGGGCTGCTGCCAGTTCGGCGGCCTGGGCTTGCGCCTGGGCCTGGCCTTCTTGGACTGTGCTCAATTCGGGTGCGTCAACATCGCTCATTCGGGTGCTCCAAATAAAAAAGCCCGCACAGTAGCGGGCCAACAGACAGGGGGAGACTTTTCAGCCTGCGCCCGTCACCGACTCTTCTCAGGCTCATCGCCCAAGGAAAGAAACTTCTTGATCTCGTCTATGCGGTAGACCAGTTCCAACCGCTTGTCTGGCTCTGTGTTCACGCTTTCCAGCCTGGCTCTCAGGTCGGCAAGCCGTGTCAACTGATGCGCCTCAAGGTTTTGCCAAAGCTCGCTCTGGCGCTGTGAAAGCGTTATCCGGCTCATTGAACGAACGATTGCCCGTCTGCTGCGCGTCCAGGGGGCTCAACTGCGGGCGTGATGGCTTCGCCGCCCCTTCCCGCCGACAACTGGGCCTGAGTCTTCAGCTTCATGGCAATGCCTGACAGCGACACTTTGGCGTCGTTGAGGGCCATGCGTTCCTCTGCTGAAAGGTTGGCCACACCCAATTGCGCGTCGACCTCGATAGCCATGCGCTGCAGGGCGCGTTCGGCTTCGCTGTTCTTGTCTTCGGCCTGCAACTCCATTTGTGCGCGCTGGGTCTGACCCTGCTCTCGCAGTTGCGCAACCTTTTCCGCGCTTTGCGCCCTGATCTGCGCGGCTGCAATCTGTGGTGGTGGTGGCGGCTGGCGCTGTGCCATCGCTTCCTTTTCCTCGTCCGTCAGGTCGAAGGCTGACGGGTCAAAGCGCAATGATTTAAGCCATTCGTCACGGGTGCGCTTCGGGCTCATCTCGAACGCTGGATTCAACGACATCTGCATGATCGTTGGGATTTGCTGGTTTTGAATGTCACGCTCTACCAGTGCCGAACTGCCTCGCGCCGTGATGACAAAATCGCCCTTCATGGTGTCGTCCTCGACGTACTCCATGAGCCATGCGTGATACCTCCGCATGTGTGGCTCGGTCAGGCATGAGTCAAACAGTCGGGCAATGCGGCGTAGCACCGCGGTCCCGTTGTTGTTTTGTATCGTCCGGCCCTTTGCCGTCTCTTGTACGTCACCTTGCATGCCCATCAGGATCATGGGCATTCCCGTGTCCATCTCCATGCGCCGCTCGGCCATCTGGATGATGCCGTTAAGCTCGGCCTGCATTGAGGGCTGAATGAAGAACGTCATCGCCCGGTTGGCGTCCACACCTGAATCGCTGTCCATGCGCCATGTCCAAGGGTCGCCATCTTGAATCACGCCGGACGACACAACCTTATGCGGCTTTGCCGATGCGCCAGCGTTGTCCATTAAGTTGCGAGTAGCGGCCACCAACATGCGCTGCGCTGTGCGACCTTGACGCGCCACGCCAGTGCCCCACGGCATCCCTGGCCTGCGCTTCCACGGCAACACGTCATATGGGAACTCACCGTCTGGCAGCGGGTTCAATGCCGCCTTGATAACGCGGTCGTTCACCATCGTCATCTTGACGTGATAGGTAGCGTCTGGGTCTTCGCATACACACCCGGCAGTCTCTAAGTCAGTTGCGCTCAGTTCGCCGTGCATGTACCAGATTTCAAACATTTCCTTGCTGTTTGTCTGGCTGGGATTGAACCCTGTTTCGTTGCGCTTTCCAGGGCCTTCTTTGATCGCTGCGTCAATCTGGTCATCGAGGTACTTCGCAGCACCAGCACCACCGCGCAGTGCGCCCAGTTCCTTGGCTGAGAGATAGTCGCGCTCAAAAATCCGGCTTCCGTTGTGTATGTCCTCGCCGCAATCCGATGACGGGAACAGGTTCCACGGGTCAACGCGGAACGATGCCGGTACGGTCTTTTCCTGCATGAGCAGTTCGTACTTGCCGGTCTGATCGTTCTGCATCCATGCGCGTGATCTGCGCATGACTGGGACAGGCCCCTTCATGACGCCAGAGCCCAACTTGGCGGCATCGTCAATGACTTTGCGCAATTCAGAGTGGTACTGGCACTCTGTCAGCCAGTCGTCGACCTGCTGTTGTGCGCGCTTTGCCGAGTCTTCCGCTTGGCGCTGCATCTCTCGCAACTTGGCCATCGCGTCAGCCATTGCCTGGGCGGCTGGAGTTTTGACGTGCGGAGGCCCACCACCAGGCATCTGCGCGGGTTGCGTCGGAGCCTTTGGCTTGTCGTCAAACTCGATCAACTCGGGAATGGGCGTCGGGTCAAACACAAAGTTTCGGTCATCCGTGGGCATGAGCATGTCGCCCACACGCGCCGATGCCGCGTCTACATACGGTTGTGTCAGGTTCGGGAACACTGTAGAGCCCGTGGGCCTCGGCTGGTCCGTCCTTGCCGTGCTGCCGCCCTCTGTCGGCTTTGTGCGCTCCGATCTGAATTCGTGCCGGTTGGCGTCGTCATTCCCTTGATAGAACTCTTCGTCTTCGCGCCAGTCCTGCTCTATCCCTGAGTCGGCACGGGCTTTGATGGCATCGTCACGGTAGCCCGCCAGCGTCAGGCCCAACGCCTCCAGGGCCTGTGCCTTCGCTATCGCTTTTGTGTCCTGCGGCTTCATCATTTGCCAGCGCGGCGGGCAATCAATGTGCAGGTCACGGCAGCGCCAGTGCCGGGAGTGGTCAGGTTAGGCCGCGTGAACTCGGGCAGTTCTTCTACCCGCTCGATAGCGTCAGCGGTCTTGCTGATCGCGTTGCCTTGCGGGTCGGTCAGTGACAGATAGGTGGTCCCGTTGCCACCTTGAATTGCTGCGGTAGCGCCGCCCCATGTGCCCAGCAGGTAGACAGTGCGTTCGCAGTATTGCAGCCACTTGCCGTCAATCGGCGCGCCGACGGCATCTGCTGTGGTCAGCGCCCACACGAATTTGACGGTGTTGCTGTCGGGGTAAGTGATAGTTGGATTCACGGTTGCCATGTCGGCTCCTTAAATGAAAAAGCCACCCGGAGGTGGCTTCAGTAACCCATGCCTGGGTCTTTGGGGGCCCAGGTGGATGTCGGTCGTCGTTTGGGCTCGGCCAGCTTGGCGAAGCGCAGCATCATCAGTGCGTAGCGGATGGCAGAGATCCGGTCGTCGTCAATCTTCACGACCTTGCCGTTCTCACGGTGGTACATCCTGATTTCCTCAAACACCTCGCTCAAGTGGCTGAAAATCTTCAAGCGCCCGGTCAGGAATCGGTCCAGCATGTCCATCAGTCCAGCCTCTACGCTGTTGCCTCCAGTGCCCTCTTCTTTACCCGGCTCGGGTGGGTGCGTTGCCTTGGCTTTGAGCATGCTCACTTGCGCATCGCGGTACTGCGTGGCCAAGTTCTTGCCTGCGGCTGTGTCGTTGTTGCCGTCATGCGGCCAAGACACTGGTATCCATAGGCCCTTTGACCTGAATGCTGCGGCATGAACCGCTGGTGTCTGGCCTTTCATCCCGTAGGCGTCGTAGACATACACGGTGTCGGTGTCGCGGTCATGGGCCAGCCAGGCGCCTGCGGTCGGGTGGTCCCAGCCAAAGTCAATGCCAGCGATGCGTGGCCAGTGGGCCGGGATAGCGAACGGCGGCACTTTGATGCTGCTTTCGTCAACAGGGAAGATCAGGCCAGAGCCCATCATTGGCGTGCCGTTGGCGCGGGCTTCGCGCTCGTGAGCTGGGTAGCTGGCGATGATCGCGGCACGCTTGGCGTCGGTGTAGTGCAGCGCATCGTAAATCGTCATGTTGGTGACGTGCGTTCCAGGCACCTTCTCCACCAAAAACCGCTTGACCACCTCGCTCATGCCCTGCAGCGGCGTAAATGTCATGTACACAATGCCGTCTGTGGCGTTGGTGCGTGTCAGGCACTCCGAGTAGATGTCCAATGGCGGCTCTTCGTCCAGCCACACAATATCCAGCGTTTCGGCTTGGAACTTCTCGCGGCCCTGGTCGTAACTCTTAAAGCCCAGCGTGCTCTCACCGGCCTGAACGTCTCCACCGCCACCGTGGCGGATGATCAGCGTGTCCACAGCATCAGCGACACCGCGCTTCATGCTCCGGTCCTTAATCGCGTCGGCAGGTATCGCACCGGTGCCGATGGCGTTGGATCGGCCGCAAAGCACCCGCTGCACCGAATCTCGGGTCACCTCGCTTGTCACACCAGCCGCCCATGCCGCCACGGGATGTGGGAAGGTAGCGCCGTCCCACCAGTCGGGGTAGCGGCCAGTCAAGTGCATACCCGTCTCAAACCCTGCGCTCCACGTCTTGCCAAGTTGGTTTCCGGCCTTCAGTAGCCGCTCTCGAACCAACGGGTCGGCGCCAGCTTTGTGAAATTCGCGCTGCTTGGGGTACGGCACATAGTCCGCCAACTGGGTTTTGCTCAGCACATCCTGCGCGCTGGCCAGCAAGGCGGCTTTCTCGGAATCACTCAGGGTGTCAACCCACGACAAATCAATGGCGCCCAAGGCCACCACCCAATTTCAGCACCAAGGCTTTCAGGGCTTCGCGCGGAACGTCGCCCAGGGGATTGGCTTGGCTGTTGTCCTTCTCAAACAGACCCAGGTGCTTCATGGCCTGGTCGCGGGCCGCGTTCTTGTCCAGCCACTTGACCTTTTTTGTGACTCCAATGGGCGCATCTTCATCCTTTCTCGCCCCCATCTCGATAACCTCAAAGCCCGACAAAGCCATTGCCGTGTCTTCGTCTAACTCATGAACGGGTTTCAGTGAGCCGTCGGCGTTGTACAGCCTCCGGGGGTCGAAGTGAACCGCTTGCGCCAAGCTCTTGAGCACGTTTTCTGTCGTCAACTCGTACTTTTGCGCAAGATTCTTGCGTCTTTCCTCCAACATCCGAATAGTTTCATGGTGTTTCAACAGGTTGTGTCCCTGCGAATACGCGCTTTTCGGTGCGAATCCGGCTGTCAAAGCGGCCTGCGTGGCGTTGCCGCCGTTCGTGATGTAGGCCTCAACAAAAGCATGGCGGCGGTCTGCTGCGGCTTGTTTCGAGCTGCTGGCTTTGGTCTTGGGCGCTACCGGCTTCGCCGTCTTCTTCGCTGCCACCTTTTTTGCTGCCGCCTTTGTCACATCATTCCCCGAACAGTGCCCCGGCGTTCATGCCTTTTGCCATCTCGGGGCGTTTGACTTTAGAGTAGCCGCGTTGTGCTGCGTCCTCTGGCGACTCTTGCGGTCCTGCGGCCATTCCACGGGCGATTTCAAGGGCTTCGTCCAGGCTATTCGCTGACTGGCCTTGGCTTTCGCCCTCCATGCCCTCCATGGGTTTGGGTTCAGGCTTGTCTTCGCGGGTCACTTTGTAAGTGCCATCGGGGTGGACGTAGATTTCAATGCAGTAGCCGCCCCCCCCTCCCTCGCTGCCTTGTGGTGGGGCGGTTGGGTCGGCGGGCATGTTGGCGTATTGGTCGTCCATTGGGGTCTTTCTGGGCTCAGATGCCCGGCTCGTCTTTGAAAATGGCGCCCGGAAGCAAGCCTTGATCACCGTCTGGGCAGGCCAAGTAAACATGGCCTTGCTTGTAGACCACCCAACAAGGGGCGTAGGTCTTGCCGTTAAGGATTGCCGTGGCCTGGAGCATCATGGGCTTGATGTACTCGGGCAGCTTTTCCAGCACTTCGGTGTTGACGCAGGGTTTGTCGGTCAGGCGAACGGTGTCGGCGCCCTCGCGGCACACGAGGTCAGCAGCCGTGATCTGGCTCACGGCCAGTGTTGCGATGGCGAAGATTGCTTTCATGGATTGCTCCTTGGCCACGCTTGCTGAAGGGTCAGGGCGTCAGAGGCGTGGCCTTGAGCCGCTGCCGCCAGTCGTTCAACTTCTCTTGTGCACTCTCCAAATATTCCGTTGAGGGTTGCGGTGTACTCACGGATGGAACTGCAGGAAGCGCTGGGCAAGTCGGTGCGGGCGGTATTGAGGTCGTCGCGCAAGCTGTCAGCAGTACGGCGGGCAGCAGCAGCAGCGGCTTGAGCTTTCTGGGCGCGGGTGTTTGCGGCATTCAGGGCCTCCTGGACCTTTTGGGTGTGGGCTTGTTCTTGGGCGCGGGCCTGGGCCACGGCTTTGAGGGTTTCTGCGGCGCGCTCGATCTTGTCTTTGTCCCACTTGGCCTGCACTCGGGCGGCGCCCTGGGCGTCACCCTCTGCAATCAGGCTGTCGCGCCAGTTTGTGTAGGCGAAGATGATCCCGGCCACCACGGCGGCGGCAATGGCGGCACGGATAAGCCACGTGGTCATGCCCACCCGCCTTTTCTCTGGCGCAAGCGCTCAATCACGATGTAGGCTCCGGTCGCCAATCCAATCACGGCGGCGGCCAACACGGCGTAGGTCAGCCACGGACCCAGAGCGTCCCGGATGCTGGCCACGTCCTGGGCGACTTGGCTGGCCACCGACACAGCCGATACGGCAGCAGTAGCGGTTCCCGCTGTGGCGATGGTCGACGTCTTCATGGTGCTCTCGGTGTCCACCGTCTGCGGCATCGGCACCGGTTCCGACTCTTCTGCGGGCTTGCCATACAAACCAGCCTCGGCATGACGTCGGGTTGTCAGGGCGGCAAGTTCTTTCCCGCCTGCCTTATTCCACAGCCCAAAGGCCCGGCCAGCAGATGCAAAGTCGCTGCGGTTGTGGGCTTTCAGTACTGTGGACCGTTTGAATCCGTTGATGCCGATATTCCATGCAAGGCACGCCATGGCGGCCAACTGGTTCTCGTTAGGCTCCACCCGGCAGGCGGCTTTGATGGGATCGACGTACTCAGTCTTGAGTTCGACGGCCAGGCGGTAGTCGGCTTGGGGCCGGGTCATCACGTCGCCCTGCTTCACCCCTTTCGTGAATCCGTAGCCAATTGTCCAAGGGGCGCCGCTCAGGCTGGCCATGCTCTTGGGGATCTCCATGCCGCGGTACACCATGGATCGCCATAGGCCCTTTGCCTGCAGCGCCTTGCCCAGCGGGGATACCGGGTCAGGGTATGCCCGCCCAACAAAGTCTTCAGACGCTTTGAGCAAGTCGATCCCGGCGTCATTGATTGGGTAGTTCATGGTGGGTCAACCTCCACATCCATGGTCGTCAAAACCTCGATGGGCCACAGCTTGTGCACGGCATTGCAGGTGTACTCAAGCGACACCAGCACTTTCCCGCGCCCCGGTGCCGCCGACTTTGGTATTGCGATAGCCAGCCGGATTGTGTCGGGGTTGATTTTGTTTAGCTCGTCCAGTGCTGCCGAGCTCATAAGCTGTGGGACGTGCGTTAGCTCGTATGACGCGCCGGTGCTGTCATAAAAGTGGCGGCTGTAAGTGACAGAGCAATGGCGCTCAACATCGCGCCGCACATTGCCGTAGATGACAATCGTGTCACCCGGTTTGCCCCGGCCTGCTTTGTAGTCAAGCAACTCAAATGGCGCGTGACGGTCAAAAGACCAGTAGCCAGTTAATAGCAGGCTTGGGAAAAACAGCGCAGCACCGATCAGAGTGAGGGCGTTTGCGAGGCGGTGAACAGCTTCAGGAAACATTGTCATGGGGGCCACCCTTCGGTGAGCGGCAGTGGCAAAGAGTGCGTGTGCGCAAGGTTCTCAAGTTGATATATACGCCGCAGGTATATTTTGTTCTGCTTAGTGAGCGTTTCGACTTCGCGCCGCAGTTGATCAATTTCAGACTCGAAACGGTCGGCCAGTGCTTTCCGTGCCGCGTCTTCACGCGCTGCGGCAGCAACGGCTTTAGCATCGAGGTAGCCGATCAGCCACTTTGTGCCAGCGCCGAAGATTGCGAGCATTGCACCGATGGCTGTGATGATTGGGGCGACGTTCTCCATCAGTCGTGCCACCCGGCCAGCACTTCGCTGCGCCACTGCGCCTCGCAATGTCCAGGTTGCCAGAAAAACAGGGTGTCTATGGCGTCAGCCGTCCATCCCCATACGGGTTGGCCCTTCTCGCGCATCCTGTGCGCCCGGCTTGACAGGGTTTCCGTGCTCGAGCCGCCTAAAAGGGCGTTGAACAAACAGTCCAGCCGCAGCAGGAATGCCACCACGGCGCCGCCGAACCCGACAGCAGCCAGCACAGCCAGTACGGCCGCCAGAATCAACAGACTGGCGGGGATCATCACCCAAAGCGGGAGACTGTTGAAGTTCATTCGCATCTCCTTTTTCGCGGATGTAAAAAAGCCCACCGGGTTAAGCGGCGGGCGTGAAGTTGGGCGGCAACTGCAAAGCCACTGCCCGAACGGAGACAACTGGGATAGGTGCGGCCTTGGAAAGCCCCAGCCGGGATATGAAAACGGCCACACCCAGAATCCGCGCAGCCGCTTACCCGCCTGCTGATGGGGCCAGCCTTGCCTTGCCGATCTGAGGGAGGGTCAGGGGCTTAGTCGATTGCTGGATTTGCGGGGATAGGTGCCAGCCCCGTATTGACTGAGCGCTTTGCCGGATGTGTGGGCGCTGTCTCAGGTGCTGACGTATTAGGGTTTGTCCCTATGAAATACTTCTTGCGCTATGCGCGAC